TGGCGTATCACACATTGAACACCAATGATGCCGTCAGCTTGAAAATATCACAGGGGACGCTTATTGCCAATCAGCGAGCTGAATTGTGCTTAGACGCGATGCATGAAAAATGCACCCATGTCCTTTTTATTGATTCAGATATGCGGTTTCCACAGGACATGATTGAGCGTTTGCTGCAACATGACTTGGACATTGTGGCAACCAACTGCGCCAGACGCCGTATGCCTACAGGACCCACCGCACAGATTTACAAAGAGAATGGCGAGCGTGAGCTGGTGTACACGATGCCCGAAACGACTGGACTGCAAGAAGTTGGCTCAGTTGGTATGGGCGTGATGCTGATCAAGGCCAATGTCTTTGCGGCTTTGTCAGAGCCTTGGTTTGAGACTCCTTGGCGGCATGACAAGCGCGGCTACATTGGAGAGGATGTTTTCTTCTGTAAGAAAGCTAGAGATGCAGGCTTTAAGATATGGATAGATCACGATGTGAGCAAGGAGATCGGCCACATTGGGATGTTTGAATTCAAGCATGACCATACTTGGGTGATGCGTGAAATCCAAGAAACTGAAAAGGTTACCTGATGGCGCTCACGACCTATACCGAACTCAAGGCATCACTCGCAGACTGGCTCAACCGCACAGACTTGACCGCTGCAATTCCTGACTTCATCACACTTGCAGAGTCTCAGATGGAGAGGCAGTTGCGTTTGCGTCAGATGATTGTGAGGGCGACTGCAAGTTTTAGCGATGAGTACGGCGCAACGCCAAATGATTTCTTAGAAGTCAAGTCAATCAAGCTCAACACAAATCCAGTGACATCATTGACATTTCAGACTATGGACTCAATGGATCAGTTGTCTGGTACGACATACTTGTCATCAGGCAAGCCACTGTATTTCACTATTGTGGGTACGCAAATTCGATTGCTGCCAATACCAGACGGCACTTACACGGCAGAGCTGGCGTACTACCAAAAGCTGGACAAGTTGTCCGCAAGTGTTGCCACCAATTTTTTGCTGACTCAGGCTCCTGATGTGTACTTGTATGGCTCACTTTTGCAGGCTGCGCCTTACCTACAATTTGATGAGAGAATTCCAGTGTGGTCATCGTTGTATCAGTCAGGCTTAGACCAGTTGCAGATTGCAGATGATCGCGGTTCTACTTCAGGCGGTGTAATTAAGGCAAGGGCGAGGACATTCGGATGATCATTACCACCACCAAGGGCGAGATGGACGACTCATTGCTAGAAAAGCGTGAGGGTTCAATTGATACCGATACCGAGACAACGAGCTGGGTTGAGTATTGGCTAGATGGTGAGTTGGTTCATCGATCTGTCAACATGGCGCTCAAGCGCGGTGTCTTTGCTGATGGCATCAGTCAACAAATTTAAGGGATAAATTATGGCCAATACGCAAGCAATGTGTACCAGTTTCAAAGGTGAGCTGCTTGTCGGCCACCATAACTTTGGCGTTGGCGTCACACGCGGCTCGACTGCCGCAGACACTTTCAAGGCTGCCTTGTACTTGGCATCTGCCACTGTCAATGCAACCACTACAGCCTACAGCGCCACAAACGAGGTGTCAGGCACTGGCTACACGGCAGGCGGCGTTACAGTGACCTTTGGCACTGCGCCAAGCACCAGTGGCACTACAGCCTTTGTGACCCCCAGCGCCAGCATCAGCTACTCTGCTGTGACATTGTCTACAGCCTTTGACGCGGTCTTGATTTATAACTCGACTCAGTCAAACAAGGCAGTCAGCGTGCATACATTCGGCAGTCAGACAGTTACTGCTGGAACATTTACGCTGACTATGCCTGTCAATGATGCAAGCACCGGCCTGATCAGGCTGGCTTAACTAGGGCAGCGGTATGGCTGCATATGGTTCTGGCTATTACGGCCTTGGCGTCTATGGCATAGGCAATGTCGTCATCAGCGGCAATGCGTCTACTGGCGCTGTTGGCACGCTGCTGGCCGACAGATCAATTCAAGAAGATGGGACTATTGCCACCGGCAATGTCGGCACAGTTGCATTAACTGTATCTGTTGCCATCACAGGCAATGCAGCCACTGGCGGTGTTGGATCGGTCTTATCGGAATCAACCAATGCGGTTACAGGCAATGCGTCAAGCCTGGCAGTTGGCAGCGTCACTCAGTCTGCTGCAATTGATATATCAGGCAATGCGTCTACAGCTGCTGTTGGCTCTGTTGTCATCACAAGCACTAAGGCCATCACCGGCAACAGCGCCACTGGTGCTGTGCAAACTATGCCATCAGAGGTCATCACTTTCCAAGCAATCACAGGAAATGGTGCAACCGGCGCTGTTGGTAGCGTTGCGAATGTAATCACAGTTGAGATTGCAGGCAACGCAACCACTTGTGCCGTTGGCACAATCTTTGGCTTTGGTTGGGGAGCAATCCCCATCACAGCAGAAACCTACACCACCATAGCGAACACGGCAGAAACTTGGACTGACATCGCTGATAATCCAGAGACTTGGACCACTGTCTAAAAGGAGCAATTTAAATGGCAGATACCACCACCACCAATCTTTTACTGACTAAACCAGAGGTCGGTGCGTCAACAGATACCTGGGGAACGAAGATCAATACCGACTTGGACAGCGTGGACGCTGTCTTTGCGGCTGCCGGCACTGGCACTTCAGTTGGCTTGAATGTAGGCTCTGGCAAGACATTGAGTGTGGCAGGCACATTGACAGTTACTGGTGCAGCAAGCACGATTAATGCAACAGCGATTGGCGCAACGACACCAGACACTGGTGCGTTCACTACTTTGTCAGCTACAGGCGTGACTACTGTGCAAGCTGGAACAGCGGCACTCCCTGCAATCACCACTACAGGCGACACCAACACAGGTATTTTCTTTCCTGCCGCTGACACCATAGCTTTCTCTGAAGGCGGTGTTGAGGCTGCAAGGATTGATAGTGCTGGTAACTTTGGCTTGGGGGTTACTCCTAGTGCTTGGCAAGTAAACAATCGGGCACTACAGTTGCTTGAAGGTTTTGCAAGTATTTCTTCCAACAATTCCCAAGGCTGCTGTGATGTGGCATTTAATTGTTTTAACGCAGGTTCTGCGGCTACTTCAGGTTGGAAATATACAAACACAGGAGTTGCCGTTTCTTTATTTCAACAGCAAGCGGGAGCATTTAAGTTTCTTACAGCAGCATCAGGCACAGCGGGTAACACCATAACCTTCACCCAAGCAATGACGCTGGATGCTAGTGGGAATTTGGGTATTGGTACTACAAGTCCTAATTATCAAGTAATGGTTCTTCGCAGGGCTGGTTCCACAATTACAGCGCCTCTGCTTAATTTGCAATCGCAGACAAGCGGCTCAGTTGATGGCGACAGTTTTATTCTTTACGGCACTCAGACCGCAAACTGGGCGGCTGGTGTAGACCAAGCTGACGGTAATAAATTTAGAATTGAACCAACCACTACTCTTGGTGGGTCGGCAGGGTTAACAATTGACACCAGCGGTAATGTGGGTGTTGGGACGAGTTCGCCAACCGAGAAACTCCATGTTGCTGGTGCATTGCGTGTTACGGGCGCACAAACGACTGCTGGCACTGGTGTTTATTTAGATCAAACTTCTGGTGTTGGTGGTGTTTCTGTATACGGCCCTGATAACTCAACGCAAGGAACATTTAAAATTTATACAGCAACCGCAAACGGCGGTACTGGTGGCGAAAAAGCCCGTATCGACTCCAGCGGTAACTTTGGCTTGGGTGTTACTCCTAGTGCTTGGAGTGCTTTAACAGCAATTGAATTGCCAAATGGTGTTGCATTTGCTTCATATAGCGCAGGCGCAATACCAAACGGTCAAATTTTAAATAATTCCTACTATAACGGTTCAAATTACATATATAAAGTAACGGGATACAACGCCTTGCTTTATAACATGGCCCAAACTGGAGTTCATGCTTGGTACAACGCACCATCAGGCACAGCAGGCAACGCCATAACTTTCACCCAAGCAATGACGCTTGACTCCAGCGGTAACTTGCTGGTGGGGACTACAAGTGCAGGAACAGATAAAGTTAGATTTTCATCTAATGGTGCAACTGCTAATCAGCTTGGTCTTGTCAGTGCAGATGATGTAAGTGGAAATGGATACATTCAATTTAGAAATTCTGCGACTACTTCAATTGGATCTGTCGCCCGTGTAGGAACAACCAATGCGGTTGTTTACAACACTGCTTCTGATTACAGACTAAAAACTGTTACTGGTGCTGTATCTGGTCAAGGCGCAAGAATTGATGCGCTTAAACCAGTTGACTACTTGTGGAAAGAAGGCAATCAACAAGCCCGTGGTTTCTTGGCTCACGAATTCCAAACAGTTTATCCAAATAGCGTTACTGGTGACAAAGACGCAGTAGATGCAGATGGCAATCCAAAATACCAAGCAATGCAAGCGGCTACTTCTGAAGTCATTGCTGACCTTGTTTCTGAAATTCAATCACTTCGTAAACGCCTTGCAGCCGCTGGAATCTAAATGAAACACCCATCTTATTGCTGCCAAAAATGTGGTGAAAACATTGGATGGCTCGGACGTATTTTAAAATTTACTCACAAATGTAAGGAAAAATCATGACCACAACTTACACGATCAACCAACTTGACCGCAACACCTCTGATGGCTTTGTTACTACAGTGCATTACAACGTCACAAAAGTAGATGGTGAATTCTCTGCATCCACTTACGGCACTGTCCATTTTGAAGCTGGTACACCAACAACCCCCTACGCATCTTTGACCAAGGCTCAAGTAATTGAGTGGGTAAAAGACACGCTAGATGTTGAGGCTATTGAATCAAGCCTTGCTGCACAGATTGAATCTCTAAAAAACCCAACAACCGCAACAGGAGTACCTTGGTAATGGAAAAAATCACTCTCTCAACCAACTTGGTAAATGCCATCCTGCAATACCTTGGAACACGTTCATACACCGACGTATTCCAACTGGTAGAGGCTATCCAAAAAGAAGCCAAAGAGCAAATTCCTCCTACACCGACTGAGACATGATCTTTGGAGAAGCAGCCTTTGCACAAGCCCCGTTTGCTGCGGTAGCGGGGAACTTATTTTCGTCTGAAGTATTTGAAACCGCAACAGCCGCTGACTCCACAGCCTCATCCCAAACCTTTGCCTGCGACACCGCAGACACGGCAACAGCCACCGACGCAACCTCGTCCTTCTTCCAAATAAATGCCGACATTGCTGAGACCAGCACGGCAACAGACAGCACATCGTCCATAACAATTTTTAACGCAGAGACCAGCGACACGGCAACAGCAACGGATGCAACAGCCTCAAACGCTACATTCCCTGTTTCCCTATCAGACACCGCCACAGCTACGGACACAATAGACAGCGCAGCCAACTTTGCCGTAAACACCGCCGATACTGCCTCAGCCACAGACCAAACCGAGTCAATAGCCGTATTCACGCCTCAAGTCAACGAGACAGCCACAGCCACGGACACTACGTCTTCTGTATTTATCTTCTTGGCTGACGTTGCAGAGACCAGCACGGCGACAGACACGCCGTCTTCAAACACCACATTTCCCGCTGAAATTAGCGATACCGCCTCCATAACCGACGCTACCTCCAGCTTACCCAACTACGCCTGCTCAGTTCCTGAGTCCGTAACTGCCGCCGACTCCGTAGCTACAGCCGCCAGCGTCCTTGCGCAGATACAAGAAAATATAGCCGCAACAGATACAATTCTGCGTAGGTTGCTGTGGGAGCCAATAGATGACGACCAAACACCAAGCTGGACAGACATTGCTATCCCAACGACAATCAATGATGTCGCCACATTTGGCGGGATGCACTTCGGGGATGTGTCATTTGCTGGGCAGTTCAACCAATCGTGGATACCTGACACTTCACAATGGACGCAGATCAACGATACGCAAACACCCAACTGGACTGAAGTTGTTCAATAAGGAAAAAACATGAGCAGTACATATTCAAACAGTTTACGAATCGAGCTTATCGGCAACGGCGACCAAGCCGGTACGTGGGGAACCACTACCGACAACAACTTTGCTTACATTTTTGATACTGCTATTGCCGGTATTAACACGGTAACAATTACCTCAACAAACCAAGCTCTGACCTATGTAAACGGGCCAACGTCTTCTTCGGCGCTGAACCAGTCTATCTACGCTATTTTGAAACTCAACAGCGCGGCTGCGGCCTCTGCTATCTACGCCCCACCTGTATCTAAGCAGTACATCATTTGGAACAACACCAGCTTCACAATCACCATTTACAACTCCACTGTGATTGGCAACACAACTGCGGCGGGTACTGGGATTGCTATTGCGACCGGTAATAAGGTCATGGTTTGGTCGGACGGGACAAACTTCTTTGATGTCCAAGCTCAAAACTTAACCGGCACACTTGCTATTGCCAACGGCGGTACAGGCCAAGTCACAGCCAACGCTGCGTTCAATGCACTGGCCCCAGCACAAACAAACAACCGACTACTTAGATCAGACGGCACAAACACCTCATTCGCTCAGGCTGTATTGACTACTGACGTTACGGGAACCTTGCCTGTTGCAAACGGCGGAACGGCAGCTACAACCGCCCAAGGAGCAATAAACACTTTGGCTGGAGCAGTTACAAGTGGCAGTTATTTAAGAGGTAACGGAACAAACGTGGTAATGAATACCATACAAGCAGCGGATGTCCCTACACTTAATCAAAGCACAACCGGAACTGCTGCGGGTTTATCCTCTACATTGGTAGTAGGTTCAGGTGGTACGGGCGCAACCACTTTCTCTTCTGGAGCACTGCTTAAAGGCGCGGGAACTTCAGCAATTACAACTGCAAGCGCAGCAGACATTGTTGGTCAAATCGGAGCCACTGCGGTTACAAACGCCACCAATGCAACAACAGCTTCTACTGTCACAACCAACGCAAACCTAAATGGGCCTATTACCTCGTCGGGTAATACAACTTCAGTAGCGGCGCAGACTGGAACGGGCAGCACCTTTGTAATGCAGGCAAGTCCTAGCTTGACTAGCCCTGCCCTTGGTACACCCTCCTCAGGTACTTTGACAAGCTGCACAGGACTGCCTCTTACGACAGGTGTGACTGGGACTTTGCCGATTGCCAATGGTGGCACAGGCACTACTTCAACCACATTCGCAAATTTAACTACCAACGTCACAGGCACTTTGCCTTTAGGCAACGGTGGTACTGGGGTTACTACAGCGGCAGCAATTGCAACTTTGGTCGGCAATTTATTGTTCCCCATTGGAGCTATCTATACAGCTACTGTATCAACCAACCCCGGCACTTTGCTGGGATTTGGAACTTGGTCTGCATTTGGTGCTGGGCGGATGTTAATTAGCCAAGATGGTACTTACCCTGCTGGTACAACAGGCGGTGCGGCAACAACAACATTAATTACTGCTAACTTACCAAGCCACAGCCACTCAATTACAGACCCCGGACACGTGCACGCCCCTCTAGACGGAACTTCTTTTTGGGGTAACAACGGCTCTTCAGCAGCAGGCCAAGTGAATGGGGCATCAGCCGCAACTGTAGGGGCAACAACAGCCACGGCATTTACAGGTATCACAAGTACAGATGCCACAGGTTCTGGTACAGCAGTAACTACAATCTCGCCGTATATTGCTGTTTACATGTGGCAACGTACCGCTTAACGGTGAAATGAAATTGACCCTCTCAGCATCCTCTTTGCCGCAAATGCCTGTGTCGCTGCTATCAAGCAGGGATGCAAGCTGTACACAGACGCTAAAACGTCTTTCATGG